TCTTAGGACGTTTGAAGGGACCTAGACCTTTCTTCTCACGATACCTATTAGTTTGTATTTCATTAGCAGAAAGTTTAGGAGGCTCTTTACCAAGTGCCTTCTGAACTTTTTTTGTTAATTGTTTGACTATAGGTTTTATAACTCTCAATAATAATGGTGTTGCAGCTGCAGATGCTGTTGCAACAACTGCTATTGCTGCTGTTACACTTGCTTGATTTGTAGTCGGTAAAAATCTTTGGATTGCTGTAGTATCTTCGTACAATACCACACATTGACCCTCTCTAATTTCATGACCTATAACTCTCTCCTCTCCATTCTGAGTTAGATCACCAACTCTAGGTTGATTAGGTGCAGGACATTCTACCTCTTTTTCTGTAGGAGGTATGTTTGGTGGTGTTACTTCTGGTGTATCTATTTCTGGAGGTGGTGCTATATCTGGAACCACAGTCTCCTGTTCAAAAATTAATTCATCTTCTCTATAATCTATAGTCTCAAAAGCAGGTACTCCTGCATCACAATATGTGAGGGTTTTATCAGGATCATCCTCAGTAAGATTTTTATTCTTTTGATTATTGAGTTCGTGTGCTTTAACGCAACCTGGAATATTGACAACAGGAGTTCCGATGTCAACTGTTACAGGAACGCTAGGACCAAACGACCACGCGGGTTTTCCAACCCACGGTGGTACATTTACAGCATTTGTGTTTGGTATGTAGAGATCCGAAATAATAATATTTGGAACTTCTTCCATTATAGTTTGGGTAAACTAGGTCCAGTAGGTAAGACAGGTCCAGTTGCGTCAGGTATAGCATTCATAATACCACCACCGATGTCAGGCATAACTGCTTCCATCACTTTGCCTTTGATGTTTTCGATAATCGCATCCTTGCGTATGAATACATACCCAACAGTACCAACAACGGTAAGAGAGATAACACCACTTGCAATAGCGATTCCATTAATGATCTTTTGCATTGTAATTAATTTCAAAATTGTTTAAACCCTTCACTTCTGAAGGTGAACTATTTATCACTCCAAACTGTTCACGTTCTTCAGCATCCCAGTCTTCTTGAATCTGTTCTACCTGTCTATCCACATCATCCATTGTGTTCTCTATCTTCTGCTCTATCCATTCTTCTTTAAGATATGCTACAAGACCTAGTAAAAGATGATTGATAGGAAACCTTTGTTTCTTTGCCCATCTTTCCATCTTGGCATACCAAGGATCTACTCCTTTCCCAAATTGTTTTTCAAATTTAAGTAACGTCTTTTTCTTTTCCATCTCGGTAAATAAAATATTACGAAAGAACCAATCCAAAAAATTGCTAGTACTGATATGTGTAGTAATCTGTTAGAGTTTACTATTAGACCAAGTGTTACAAGTCCAATCCAAGTGTAATCTAACGTACCGTGAAGACGATACCACACTTTGTCTCCCAATTTGTTAATGACTCTTTCTCTTTGTTTTGCGAACCACGGTGATACGTGACGCATCATAACGAATCCTTCGTTGAAGAACATAACAAAAAAACCAATCCAGAATATCATTTTGTCTCTTCTATTGCGTCTTTGACAATCTGTTTGAGTTGTCGTACTTGTCTTTTAGTAAAAGCATCTGTACCAAACTTTTTGTCTATCCATTTCTTTCCGTACCAGAATGCAAATAGACAACCTAGTAAAGGAATACCTTCACTCCACGGTAAGTTCCACGCCCATTGAAAAAATTCCCACATAATGTTCTCCTAACAATTTTTATTTAGGTCCTCTGCCATATTACCACCAATCTCTGCACCTTGGTCGCCACCAAACATCGCTACCCAACCTGCTGCAACCCAACCCACAAAGGGAATACTACTAAGAGTAGGAGCAGCACTAGCACCAATGCTTGTACCGACAAGTCTTCCAGTTCCTTTTGCAGCACCAACCGCTTCGATACACGCTTCGCTTTTGTTACTGGCAACAGGGTTTTCTCCTTGATATTTTTGTATATGTGCATCTCCATCCATTGTATATTCTTCTACTATCTCTGTTTTCTCATTTGCTAATCCTAAGAAACCACCTTTCTCATCAAGTTTAGTTGTCTTATACATTGTCTTTGGATCATTTCCAACGTAACTCATCTTGTATCCATCTTTACTTGCAGATACAACGTATGATGTATAGGGACCTATAAGAGGTGGATGTATGACAGGATAAGATTTCCTAGATGCTATCATACCAATCATCCCTATATGGGATACACCCAATAACGCACCTAAACCTAGACTAAACCATTTCATTTTGTATCGGGGACAATTTTTACAGGACCTGACTCTATCCTTATAGTTTGAGCAGGTGCAGTTTCTGATGCCTTAGCAATAAGAAACTCCATATCCTTTTTAGATATGTTAGCACTACTATCAGGATCGCCTGGTTTCTTTTTCTTACCCCCAGTCTGGACACCAAAAGTTGCCAAAGTTCCCGTAAACACTGAAGCTATGAAAGTTGGATCTATCTTTTCTCCTGCATCATATCCTGGTATTTTAACGTAGTTCAAAGTTAAAATTCCTGCGGACCATATAAGAACGATCACTCTTATCAATGTTGCTAGGTATGCTAGTTGTTCCTCTTTATCCTCAGCAAGTTCTTTAAATTTACCTAGAGGACCTTTAGGTTTTTCCTTTACTTCTGCCATTACAATATGGGTGACTAACCCTATTTAGACACCAAAAACTTTCTAGATTTTTTAAGATACTTCCACTCAGTTTTAATTCTCTCGTATGCTTTTTCCTGTGATAACTTTCCACCCATCTCTGCTGCACATACAAATTCAATCCTCTTAGCAAATTCTCTTACCGCCTCTCCCAATTCATCCGTTTCGTACATTAAGTTTCCTCCGTTGTTTTCTTTTTACCGATGTTATATTTAGACTCTAAGATCCACTCCTTCTTATCTCTAAAAGAAATAACCTTGATTTGATTTAAAGGTGCAATATCTTCGACGCTACTTTCATCTACCATTACTACTAAACCCCAATCAGACAGTAACTTTGTAATACGATTCCTACGTTGTACATCGTTAGTTGTTAGATTAGAGTGCTTACCATCAAGAGCAAATAGTTCTTTAAAGTGAACTATGTAATACTTACCCTTCTTATGTAAAATGTGACAAGACTGAAATAGTTTTTTCTCTTTACGAGAAGCAACTCCAATTCTTGTTAATGTTTCTCTTACCTTGAGGAAATCATCAGGTTGACGTAAAGTCACCTCTACCATTTGCTCAGGACTCCACGAGATTTCTACGTTCTCGTCGGTCATCTTTTGCCTCCTGTATCCATTTTAAGTTTTATCAAATCAATTTGATCCTTTGTAAGAATCCTCAACGCATCCTTGGTCTTTTGATCAGAGTATTTAAAGAAACTCTTTACGAGTTCAAAGTCTTTTATCATCTGCTTTCTTTCCCAAGGAGAGAAACGTCGTTTCTTCCTAAGGCTATTTAGATAAAAGGAATATTGTAGATCCTTATCTAAGTTAAAGTGTGCATTCATTTCATTAGCATATAGAACTGTATCTATAAAACCGCTAAGACATTTGTTTACAATGAATGGAGGATAGTTCTTATCCCAATCACCTTCACGTTCTAATAAATTTTCTTTAGTGTGATTAACACTATTCAAATAATCCTTTAAAGGATAGTCGTCACGTTTGCTCATAATATATCTCCGAGAGAGAATGAATCTGTTGGATGTGTTTGAAAGACAAGACTATATCGTCTAGGGAAAGCATCCCTTACAGGAGGTCTTGCCATATGTGGAATGATAGATTGAAACTTAATCATTCTACCTGGTCTAGGAAGAACTGACTTTATAATCTCATCTGTTTCATTATCTATAAAGAGTGTTTCTCCTCCCATAGTAATGTTCCAATCAGGATTGACATATATCAGATATGTTACACCCTGTTCTACTTGAGAGTCAACGTGAGGTTTAGGACAGTCTTCGTGTCTAAAACAATTATACAAACATTTCTTTACTGGTACATCTATAAGATCTAAAAACTTATTACCTATTGGTTCAAAGTCTGGATAATCAAATGACTTACCTAAAGTATATGCGTGTTGGTTCTCAGGAGAATCTGCTAGGTGATCCCAGTTGTCATAGGAATCAAGATAGTAGTATGCTTCATTTACTAAACGTCTAGGAAAAAAATCATCTATAACCTCAATCAACGAATAACTCCTCCAATGGTGATTTTATACTATAGTTAGTAATTAAAAGTTCCTTCTTTCTAGTATTGTCTTCTCTGTGTTGCATTCCATACGTAATAGAATATTTTTCTATATTATAACTTTTGAATAGTTCTTCAATGTTTTCATTGATGTTATATGTGATCATCCATTTGTTAGTTGTCTCTGCACAGTTATATGCAAATTGTCTATGATCAAAACCTTTGTGCATTGTTCCACCTTTACCACCATATAAGAAATCTTTTATATCATATGGAGGATCTAAGAAAAGAAAAGCATCACCACCAAAACAAGAATTATAATCTAAGTTAGTTATCTTCCAATCTTGAATCAGTTCACCATAGTAAGGTAAGTTCTTAATACCTTTCTTAGTAAAATTTTGTACTGATGCCTGTGGTGAGAATGATGAGTTCTCTGTTAGACCTGAGTAAGAACATTTATTCATTACCCAGAAGTAAACAGCAGACAAAAATATATCAGAGTCATTAACTCTAGTCTTTGCTGCGTGATATAGTTCTCTTGCTTTCTCAGGAGTATCGTGATTGATCTTCAACCCCATTAAAGCATCAGATAAATTATCAGGATCTTCTTGTAAGATAGTCCAAAAATTATACAGAGGAACATATAAGTCATTTACCCATACAGGTATGTCTCTATATCTTTTTGTAAATTCTATAGCAGTAGAACCACCACCAAGAAAAGGTTCTCTGTATTCTGTCATACGTGGCATCTTATCCACGAGCATTGGTGCTACTCTTGACTTTCCACCAGGATACCTAAGAGGAGTCTTCAATGATTTCATTATGAATTTAATCTTGTTATTATATTACCACTAACTGACACTCTTTGTCCAGTAGATTTGTAGGGATACACATAATGTTTTAACCAAGCAGGAAAAATATAGATGTCACCTGCCTGTGGTTTGATTGGACCATACTGACACCTTGCGTATGGTAACTGTTCTCCATATGTAAACACAATCGAACCTGCTATCTCTGGTTCATCATACATTCCAGGTGGAATATCTATGTAAACTACAAAACTAAATTCACCTGCGTGATTATGTACAGGTTGCCAATCATCTGCACGTTGAAAGTTTACCCATATAGGTTCTATATCAATATAATTTTGATTAGTATATGTACCAATGTGTTTACGCAATTCATCTAAATCACGTTTACTTGGATAGATATAAAACTGTTCTTCTAGTTGACCTGCTAATATACCAGACGCATCCTGTGATGGTTCTGCATCAAAAGCATATCTTAGTAAGTCTAGTCTCACCTCTTCATCTATTTTACCGTGATAAATTTTAGGACCGAAAGGAGTTAAGATCATTAGTTTACTTTTAGGTTTACCATATTCTGTCCATAAGGACCAAAGTTAATACCACCATCAGGTAGAGCATTCCAAGCAATAACAGCACGTGGTTCTGGACCGTGATGTGGTACAGACCAATGAATCATCCAACTTGGCCAGATCAGTAGTTGACCTACAGTTGGTTCTATCGCTACAGCATTCTCATATGTTCCACTGATGATTTCTAACTGATTCATCGTACGTGGTGTCAGAGGGTCCTGGAAGACCGTAGGAGACCCCTCTGTGAGGTAATAGATACCAGACAGGTATGAAAACGGATGTCTATGTGCTTGATGGCAACCACCGCTATCAGGTCCACTTACATTTCCCCAAGACATACAGACCTTGAAGTCACCTTCAAACTGTAATTGTTCTTCGGTTTTTATATCATTCAGACATTGTTCAAACCATTTATGTATATCCTTAAATTCTTCTCTCTCAAATAAATCACCTTTAGTAGTTTCTACAGTATTAGGAATATTAAATAACCCACGTTCACATTCCATAAGGGTTTGTAAAGTAGGTTCTACTAAATCTTTATTATCAAATGAATAAAACTTAACTGGGAAGAATTCGTGTGTGTCCATAATAATTAATATTCAAGATAGTTCTTGAAGAATGTTTTCTAGGTGCATTACCAGAGTGATACATACGACCATCAAAGATTACATACTTTCCTTTCTCAGGATCTATGTATTGTTTAGGTCTAACGTTCTCTGGATTTTCACCATACCTTTCTTTATATATTGTAGTTGGACCATCGCTATTGTCACAATAGTAAATCATAACCCAATGTCCAAACGGTGCATCAACGTGTGGTTGTGTAGGTGGCACTCTATTCTTCATAGTCTTTGCTGCACGTACACGAATTAACTCACCAAAATCTCCATCAACATTTTTTACCATCCACTTCCAGAATTTGTCAAATACAATATCATATGCGTTTGACTTTATCTGATTGTCAGTAACAATAGTATGTGCAAAGTATGGATGTTCTTCATAACCATCTAACTGTAATACTTCAGCAGTGCCATTATAAAATGAGGTCTGTTCTTGATAAAACCACGGAAAGGTATTATCTCTACACAAGACCTCATAGATAAAATCTGATATGTCTCTTGGAATATATCCTACTTGTATTGACATTGCATCATCATTTCGGTTAGGAACGCAACTAAGTTAATCTCTTGATCTGCAACAAATGCAGTTTTGTATTGGTAGTCAGCAATAATTAGAACTGCCTGTGGAATACTTTGTGGTTGTAAATGATCATATAGAGAATCATAGATAGTTCTCATAATAGAATTAGGATCGTTGTCTAAGTTAGATACAACCCACTTACGCATCTTAGTAAACTCTTTTGTTTTTAAATAAGATACCAGATCATTTAGATTAGTTGATTGCTGTACAGCAAGGACACCTGTATCAATTTGTCCAATAGAAGAATATCTTTGTAGTTCATTAAGTGTTCTTCTAAAGTCAGGAAAATATTTCTGTACTAATGCAGCAACAACTTTAGGTTCATAACCTACGTGCTCTTTATCTAGTATAGTTTTTATGTTAGTAAAAAATTCTGCTGCTATAGTTGCTTTCTCTTTACCTGTGATTGAAAAATCAATTACACTACATCTTGAATGTAATGGTTCTATAATTTTATTCTTATAGTTACAAGTAAAAATAAATCTACAGTTACTACTAAACTCTTCTATAGATGCTCTAAGTAAAAGTTGAACATCGTGAGTAGTATTATCTGCTTCATCTATAATAATTACTTTATGTTTTGCAGAAGATGCTAGAGACATAGTAGATGCAAAATTCTTTGCATTGTTTCTAACAGTATCTAAGAATCTACCTTCATCAGATCCATTGATTACATAATAGTCTGCACCAATCTGTTCACACATTGCTTTAGCAACAGTGGTCTTTCCAATCCCAGGAGGACCTGATAGTAATAGATTAGGTAGTTCTCCTTTCTCTACAAACTTATTTAAAACATCTTTTATATTTTCTGGAAGAATACACTCATCAATAGTTTTGGGTCTGTATTTTTCAACCCATAAAAAATTACTCATTATGAAATCCAAGAAGGTTTGCGTTCTGGTCTACGAAGATAATTATCGCACACCCAAGGTTTAGATGCAATATATCTTTTGTACGCAGTGAAAGTATCGATAGTATTATCGTACTTAAACTCATCATACATTGCTCTAACAAAATGCGTGGGTTTAGTGTATGCTTTTGGAAATAGATTATCAGCACACTCGATAGTATATTGACAACTATGTGTCTTACCATAACGATGAGTGTACTCTGCACATAAAGCAAGACCGTGTTCTATTAACCAACGGAAATTAATCTGTGACCAAACAGTACAAGGATGATTACGAAATGCACCCTTATCTGTTTTATAAGGTTCACCGTTTAGTTTAGGTAATAAACCGAAACCGTGTCCCCATTTTTCTGATGCAACAATAGAAAGCATTTGACAAGTTTCTAGTGGCATTTTGACAATATGTTTGTCAGGTAAGACCTGTGCAGATTTGACAGGATCAGGATCGGTAACGAATATGTTCATACCTTTAGTCTAGTGCATCTATCTTAGAATGTCTAGTAGGTTTGTGATCTTTCATACCACCGTGGTTTCCATCTCCAGGAAGTTTACCAGTTGCTATGTAAGTAACTGCATCAACTGATCCTTGAAGTCTGGTAAGATCTTCTTCTAATTTTAAATACTCATCGAACCATCCTTGCAACTCATCTTTTCTAGCAGTGAGTTGTTTGATACGTTTCTCGAATCTTGCCAACAGTTGTTCTGGAGTCTCTGTTGGTTTTGGAGTGTCGTGTTTCTTAAGTTTCATTGTGGTTCAAGAGCGATAAAGTATTGCAGATCACGATTCACTGCATCAAATAGAGCACATCTATTATCATAGATTGTAACATTATATTCTTCTGGTTGCAACCTAAGATTCTCTACTTTAAAACAATAACATAGATCATCTTCATCAGTTGTTCCTACTGGCACTTCATAACTGTTGGATGTCTCATTCTTTTTATCACATACAGTTAATACAAGAGAACCACTCTTAGAATATAAACATAGATCTTGAACTGCATAAACTGATGCTGCACGGAGAAGATTATCTAACACATTAGGTTTAAGAGTAAACTTAATTGTCTTAGTGTCAGGTAATTTAACTCCATCTTTAGGAGGTTGTACTAC